AATATTGATATAGTTACGTGACATATCTGTTATTGTTGGGGGTAATAGACCATATTTTGATGTGATAGATATATTGGTAGGAACACCTGGATTCATAAGTGTTCGTGCATTAATAATCGCGGATTCTGGACCAACACCAACACTGTTAATAGGTTCTATTTTAATCTGATATTTACTGCGGTTGAATAAATTCCGCAGAACATAACGACGCATCTGACTACCGACGGACGGAATGATAACATTCGACGTAGTAAGTGTTTCTTTTATCCATGTAGTATCGGGGACCTTTCTATAATATAAATTATACGCAGTAATTGGCGGACCATTATATGATGAAACCGCACCTACTGCCGTCGCGGCTCCGCTAGCACTACTACCTGCCGCACCACCACTGCTCCCAGTATTCGACGGGTCACTCCATTTCAATTCCACCATTAGGTTTTGCCGTTCATCCGACGTATTCATAAATCCGAAATCATTTATAATCGACGGCACCGACGATGTTTTCAGCGTGATTGTCGCCGGAACACTCGATAAACCGCGCTCATTACCAGAAAACACCGACAAGTAATATACAGTATTATCAAGAATTTCTATAGACCCCGGTATGCGTTCAAATACAACCGAATTTCCGTTGATTTCACCGCTAACAGGATTAAACGTTGGTGGTGGTGCACCAGGAGCCGGCTTGTATGGAAATACGCTTTTATACGGATCCCATGTTTTGTTATTCGTGGAATATGTAATAACATAACCGGTGATGGGTAAGCCACCATTTGAATCAGGAGCATCCCATGACAATGTGACGCGTTTATTTACGTTATCATAATCACTAATCTTTAGATTTGTTGGCTCGGTTAAAATCGTCGTTGGAATATTCAGAGTGAGTTGAAGACCAGCTTCGTATTGATATGTGCGTTTGTAATTGTATAAATTAATAGATGGGTCGTAGCAGAGTAAGCGTTCCGGTCCAGGCACTCCACATGCACTTGTAAGACCGCATAATATGCGACTATTGGCGGCAGTAGGTGGACAAATCAACGCGAATGGACTCGCCGGGTCGGTCGTATATCTCGACGAATTGCCGATACTCCTCATGAGCTCACCTCGTGCTGCTTTCGCATATTTTTGTGTTTTAGTGAGCCCGCCGACATTTTTATTGTATTTCAAGATTTCGGCCTTACGTCGCATATCATAGATTTCATCGACTTGCGTTACAGTAAGTGGTTGTCCTGTTTCACTATTCACCATATTCGAAGACCGGCATTCGGGCTTGAAACGTGTCCAAAACTGGCGGTTGTATGGGTTTGTATAAAAGAGATTCGTATTACAATTGATAACAGAAGGTGTGATTTCGAAAATATTTACATTGAATGTCGCGACCTTTTGATTAAAGTTTGTTGTTTCGGCTTGCGTTACGGTGACCGTAGCTGTCCCTGAACCATACATGAATCCCGTATATACAGCAGATGCACCTGTGCCAGTTACACGTAATTTTAATAAGTATTCGTTTGATGAAGAAAACGTAATCACACCGGTAGGTTCTTTATTATTCGACTCTGGTGGGGTTATAACAAACGAACCTTCCGACGTCATTTTATTAAGGTCAGGTAGTTTATAAATGGTATTTATGTCATCGATGTTTGTTTCAGGCGATTGGTTTATAAATGTCGGTGTTGATTTTTTGATAATAAGGTTTATCGTATTTGTATAACCGGTAATATCCCCGATTCGCTGATTTGACCGTTTATACACGGGCGTTTCCTCTTGAAGAAATTTAATTGAAATCGGATTAAGTTGGCTGACACTCGTTTGTGTGCTTTGTTTGAAGGTAATCCGATTCCCGGATATTTGTAGGTGTTCGTCGCTTGTATTAAACGTGCGCGGAAGAACCAAACTCAAATAATAGTGGATATCTCCATAATCGGGTCCGTTAGTTTGGATATTCTTACGAGTAGTTCTTGCGAAATCCGGAAAGTTCAGGTCGATATGACCGTCAAGCCATTCTCGCACAATATTTCCACTACTGTCCGGTATCGAATTTAATTTACTTCGCCCAATACCAGTAAATGGAGTGTTCAAACTAATATCAGTTTCCGCTTTTGATATGGTAAGTGGGACATTAATTGTTTTATCTAAAAAGAGTGTCTCACCCGATATGGTTGTTATGGCTTGTTTCATTTCCATAGGTATTGTCGTGGAAGGTTGGTCATAACGAAATCCACCCGAGTTGTCATAAACACCGTTGATGAGAAGAGCATTGCGATATGGTAGGCGGACATCTTCCGCACCTGGATTTTTATATAATCCGTTTGGATTAGGTGCATTTGCTGGATCACTAGATGCTTGTGGAATAACATAATAGTCTCTGTCCAACCGTTCGATGCTGACCGCAAAATTGTTTGTTGGAAATGAAAACCGGATAGGGTTGTAATTATTGTTGGAAGTGATGTTAATGAGCGGTATAAATCCAATAAGTGAATTTCTTTTTGCGAGTATGGATGCTGGTATATCCGTGTCACGAGGTCCAATTCCCGGAAGTGTGCTAGGATATGTAAATGTGCCGGGTAAAAGTGTAAATGTAGTAGCGTAATTCAAAGAATATACGTTGAAACGATGCCCATATTCACCGACAAAATAGACATCACCAGTAGGCGAATCTTGTTGTAATGATGGCGACCATGTTGGAACAACAGCGGGCATTTTTTGATATTTTTTTACACCAGTATTGCTGATATCTCAATGTAAAAAAATATTATCTCATATACCAATTATTCGACAAGTAAGAACCGACATTCTTAGTAGAACCTTGCCCGCCTGTATTTGAAACCATCTTCATATTCGGCCCTTCATCCACGATGCTCTTGATTTTATTGGAACCAATGGAATAATTGAAATACTGAATGGTTGAAATGTAACCACTAAAACGGTTACTTGCTTTGCTTTCGCCGATATATACCTTGCCGTAATTCTGTAATGGAATACCGGCGGTTTTACGACGTTGTGCGAGACGACCGTTGATATACAAGTCGATGACATTGTTGGTTACACGAATGACTGCGTTCACCCAATTCTTCATCGGAATATCGGTTGCGATGAGCTTCTCGTGTAAATTTTCTTTCTTGTCGGCTTCATTATCATTCTTGCCATTGACATCAACGACCGCCATCAATGTTACATTAACACCTTTGTCGGTGCGGTCGGGGTTTGTAGCTGTGACTGTCTCTGTAAATTTAATATACATTCCTGGTGCGTTATTTGGGTAATAGATTCCATCGTCAGACGATTTCGTTCCTTCACCGCCTTTGCTAAAGATTCTTGAATATTTGTCTTGTTGGAGAGGAACTTGATTAATATAAAACCATGCCGACCATGTATATTCTAAACCACCGTCTTCATTCATAGACCTTGCGATAAATACTGAATCTTCTTTCGCCGGATCCTGTGTTCGTTCCATCGCCATATCCTCCGTATTTGCGGTTCCGTCTAATACAAAAGGCGACATAGAAGGAAGCATCAAATATGATAAACCGATAATCGACAGTTTAACTGCGACTGAAAATATGATAAACACCATTAAAATAAATGCGAATTTGGCGACAAGACTATTGGATTCCATAAAATCTTTCAATCCAAAACCGCCGCCGTTGCTTCCGGAACTTGAAGACAACCCAGCATTACTTGGATTTGAAAAACTCGATGTTATTCCTTTAAAAAATCCACCACCGCCTCCGTCTCCATTGGATTCACTCATTATATTTCTTACTAATATAATCTAATAAAAAAACAATCTATACAATTGAATAGGTTGTTTTGAGTGTAGAGGGGTGCCAATTTCGCGGGTATTATGGTGTGTTTAGGTGCTAACGCTCGCCTGTTCTTGGTTATCGACGATGAAGCTCAACTTCACCTTGTATTTATTGAGAATGTCGCTCCAAGGGCTTCCACCAAACCCTTGCGAATAAATATCCCAAGCTTCTTGTGGAGCGATAGGTGCGGCTTTCAGTTTTACATTTGTAATAAAACCAACATCACCTGTTTTTACTGCCTCGGCGTCATCGCCTAAAACAATACTTTGGGTTTCTTGAAGTAGCGAACCCTGATTTACAACGCACGATTTTACGAGTTTTCCGTCCACATAAACATCCATCGCGGATCCGTTGAAGCTAATAATCAGATTCACCCATTTTTGAAGAGGAAACTCGGCAATTTCACAATCATATCTTGAGTCAGATGTGCCAGACCTTGGAAAAATCTGTATTGTGTTGGTACTAGCTTTAAACAAAACCTTGAATATTGTAGAAGCAGTATCTCCAGAAGCACCCTTGTGAAAACTGATGACATTCGCATTATTCACCCACTTTTTGATGTAAAACCAGATAGAAATGGCACTATTTGCTTTGAAACTATTTGGTAGATTCGACCCTTGTAGCGTCGTTTTATTTCCCCATTTCTGCATCGTGCCTAAAGTTGTATAGTTTGTTGTCAAAGCCTTGAAAATAACATACAACAGTAAAAGAATAATAACGATCGCTAGAACTAATTTTGAATTCATCTTATAATTATTGTATATATTATTTACTTGGAATAGACTGTGGTTGTTCCAGCTTCTTTGACTTCATCTTCAATCGTCTTCATTCCAATAATAGGCGGATTATGTGACTTCAACATCGTATATTTCCAACGTATCTGTTCTTTCGTAAGAGGGACTTTATGAAATGCGAAATTACAAATGGACCCATTTAAACCCTTATTGTCGGTTGTGTCACCAACTGTAATTGGTTTCAGGGAAATATCTGGCATAATGAAATCGCTTCGAACAAGCAGCTTGTTATTCATAAATACGTCCATTGTTTTCCCGTTGTAATTCACAACAAAGTAATTCCATTTTTGAAGAGGGATTGAAACATCAAGCTCATCTTCATTATCCACCATGATTCTGATTTGGTCCTGTTTATCTTTCGATTTACCTTTGATAATCGTATTGTAATTCGTGCGTGAATTGTAAATCAGGGTGGGTGTCGATAATGGACTACCACTGAGGTCGAGTGTATTACACCACAACTTCAGTTCGGTAGTCGATGTATTATACGTCATGCGCGGGACGCCACCAAAATCGAATATTTCTAAATCCTTATTATTGCTAATGACCTGATTATTCAAGAAGACCCAACCCGAAATCGAATAGTTGTATCGCATTTTTTCTTCGACAGGACAATTTGCCGCCTTATCCTGGGGTGAACGGTCAATACCGGTGTTATGATAAATGAAAATTTGCGGGCTTTGCGTATTTAAATTTGTGTCATACTTCTGTTTCAACGATACAGGAGCGTGCACGATTTGTGATGCGGATGCTCCGATATAATTCAACAGGTAAGGACCGCCGTATAAAATCGCAATAAGAATCAATTCAATTGCAACGATAATCCATATGGGGCGGGTAGTATCACCGACCGCTGATTGTGACGATGTTAGCATGTCGAGGAATAAACAAGGAATGAATAAAATGCCTAACCATAATAGTTTCAATAATTTCAGACCGAGTGCGGATTTTGTAAGATGGAAGAGAAACATTGCTAAAATAAGTGCGACCATCACGCCATGCTGCTTAGCATACGCAAGCACACACAACACAATAAAAAACACGGTATTGATAATGAAGCGGATATTGGTGAATAGACTTGCGAGTGAAGGTTTAGGTTTATTCTCTCCGCTAGCGGCAGGCATGCTTGACGACGGATTCATTGTATCAATAAATTCTAAACCGTAATGAAACAAGATAATGGCGACACCTAATACGGTCATTCCAGTAACCGACATGCGGTCTTTATCGTCTTTATCGCGGTCATATATCCATACAATCACCATCAAGATGATATACACGATATGCGTTGCACCGAATGCGAGCTGACGAAGGGGTTTTTGTTCGTCCTGTGTTTTCATGTCATCGAATAAGTATTTTTCGGGTGTTTTGTTATTGTTGGCTGTCTTGAACTTCTCTCGAAGCGCAGCGACACCTCCGGCAACTGCAACAATCGCGATGAGAACATAGATTGTGTGTGCAGTTGGCGAGTTCAAATTCGCCATGATACCACCAGATGTCACTGTATCTGAACCACCGCCTTTATTCACGAACTCGGCATCAATCTTATATACATAATAAACAATGGCAAGAATAAGAATTACAAAAGATATTGTGAGTAATAAGACTTTGATAAGCTTACCGATTGCATCAACTTTGGTTTCGTTGATTCCAGCGGGTTCGGCAGGAGTAGTAGAACCGGTATGGGCGGCGGCAGCAGCGGCTGCATTATCCGCATTTTTATGAACTGATGTTACACTCTCAGGTGTAGGTGGAGTATTATCCGTAGGAAACATACGAAGGTCGATGTCGCCAGCATTCCAGTTCCAGAATTTCAGCTTGTCAAGTTCTTCGTTGCGTTTATTGATGAATTCTTGAATACCCGATAATGACGCGATACTGTATATACCTGTGCGGAACAATACGACCAACAACCAAGGAACCAGATATACGATTGTCAATAACTGCCGCAGCCATCGTTTCAAAAAGAACTCCTTTTCGAAATCTTCATGCACGCCATTTGAAAAGATATGATAACCGGTGGGAATCGCACAAATCGCGAGAAGAACGACAAATGCGATTGCCCATCCCCAATTTGCAGGAATGACAGGGTCTGTTTCTGATTTTTTTAGCATATAATCCCACCACCACGAGAGACCAATCAAGAATACAGCGATAAACGCCAATACACCAATCCACCCGCCTCGAGTTGGGTTCGAGTCATTTTTATTGAACTGCCACACCTGAATCGACTCTGCGAACTTGAGCATCGAATCAAGACCGCCTACATTCATTTCTTTCACCATCGGAAGTAACAGAATCCCACACAATAATAGACCTGCGAGAATCACAATAAAAAATGTGTCGATGAGTTCTTTCACACGCGCAAACATATCCCCCGAAAATTTATCAGCAATCCAATCACTTGTTTTTGGTGAAGTCGTCACTCGTGTAAAAAGCACACTCACCCACAAGATGATGAGAATCACCGAGATGAAGGGAATAAACGAAAACCATTGTGCGAAACGCACTTCTTTATTTGAGACATTAGTCTCGGTTTTATCATTATTCGTTAATATTTTATCCCAATCGGTTGAAAGCATTTTATCGGCCTTCACTTTTTCTTTTATATCGTCATCAATAACTGTCGAAATCATAAACTTTTTACGGTAATAATAACAAGCACCAATAAATGCTGTAATAACAAGGGTTAATGCCGAGCTTATACCGACAACGGCTTTTACTGGCGATTTTGTTTGGTCCGTCATGGTTTGAAGTCGTTCTTCCATTGCTTTATCTACTGCTGCATCAAATTCTCCTGTATTGGCAAACGCATTCGGCGATTTCTTCTGAACTTCATTTATTGCCTCTTGTCTCAACCGCTGATAATACACGCTGTCCTTGTCGGCCGTGATTGTATTAATATCCGCGGTTTTATTTGCTTCTTGATCCACAATACCCCATGATATCAAGACAAAAATCAAAAATGCCAACGGCAAAAACCCTAACAAACCTTTGAATACTTTCAACTTTTCTGTTTGTCCGAATAATATCAAGCAAAATACGATACCGATAATGATGTAAATGATACCATGGACTAAAAACGCTTTATCCTCGTATGTCGAACCTTTTGCTTTATCGTCTTCTTTTTTTTCAAATCCAGGGCCACCAAGACTTTTAGATAAAAATAAACCACCCGGTATAAAAATGGCCGCTAGAATCAACGCACCCACCGTTTTTATGTCGGTGAATTCTCCTTCACTTGAAAGGCTCCATAAACAATACCCGATTGCGATAAAAACCGCGATTTGGAAAAATAATCCGGTTCCTAACATCGCGTCTGCACTCGTATTTGCGATATTTGTTTTATATTCATCTGATGCTATCTGGTCGGCATTTAATTTACTACCTAAGTCATTCTTGATTTCACTTCCGCGCACAACCAAAGGAATGCCGACGATAATGAAGAGTATAAATAGAGGTATATGCGAAGCTGTGAAGTTTTTAATGAAAGAAATTTTATCCGCGATCACTGGAATAAATTTGAACGCTATCAGTAAAAAATAGATAAATCCCGCAATTAATAACAGAGAACCAACAGTAATGAGACCCGATGATGGATCATAAGCGGTGCTTCGACCAGACACATGAATGCTCGAAAATCCCAGTGCAATACCGAGTCCGAATACTACGACGACGATGACATAATAAAGTGGGCTGATGTTTGAAAAATCGATGATGTTAGAAAGCTTTGGCATAAATGTGGGAGGTGTGCTACTATTTTCGAGGGCAAGCATTTTTGATGGGGAAAAATAATGAATAAACGTAACAAATACGAACGCGATGACGAGTGTCGCGAAGACATGCCAATTATGTTTTAGTAGGTCGGATGAAACCATGCTAATAAATACGATTAGAACGAGAATAATAATCGGAAGATAATCCAGCAACTTTTTGATATGGAACGCTTCTTGGATTGTCTCAACCGCATTTGATTCTTTTTTACCTTCTGGAGAGTCTAATTCGTTTATCGTTGCAGTTGCGGCGGTTATTTCTGACCCTGACCCTGACATTGCGGATAATTCTTTCTTTTTTATATCCTCCTATACGAACAACACCCAGTTATTATTATAGGATATAAAAATGTGATGCTCGCTACGATATTATAAAAAGGACATCGCGGTCTTTTTGCCGTGACAGTCTCGGCATAAAGCGACTAAATTATCGATGTGATTGGAACCGCCATGTTCTAAGGCAATCACGTGGTCCACTTCAAACCAAGCAGGAAGCTGGCGCTGACAATCACCGCATTTCCAACCCTGTTGTGCGGCGACATACTTTTTCTTTGTTTCGCTTACACTACGCTTGCTAGAGTTTTTACCGGAGTTGAGCAAGCGTCTTTCCGCGGGGGTTCCACCCCCCAACGACGGCCGTGCTATTGGTTGCTCGGATTGTAATTCTCTATTTGAACCGCCTACTGCACTGCCCATCGCACCACCCATCGCACCGCCGTGGTTGGGTGGCATACCACCAGCGGAACGTCCCGTGATATCAAAAAACGGTGTTATCATATCCGCAGTCCCCTTACTTATCGGCATATACTTGATGATATCGTTCGCATGAAAGAACAATTGCCTAGAGTTTTCCGGATTGCGGCGTAAAAACAGGAAGAGCGATAATCCAATAAATCCAAAGGTGGCCATTTTAATCCACTTTTGATTGCTTTGAAACATCTTTAACGGTTGTCCATCATAGTATGTATTTACGATAATAACCGCTGTAATTATAAATACAATGTATTCGGTTTTTACCATTTATCGGTGGGTTCACTATTTTGGTTGGTAAGTTATATATAGTCTCGAATATTTCGCTACCGATTATGATAGTAATACGCCGCATACCCCAACCCCGCCAGTAAAACCAAATACACGAGCTTCTCTCGATACTTCAGTTCCTCTAGAATTTGCACAGACTTCGGGCGATAATGTAAATAATATCTCTCGAGAGCATCATGTAGAGTGATTTCATCCTTCATCAATAGAACATTATATCGATTATGAATAAAATGAACCCAGCGAATAAATGAATCGCGGCTGTCTAAATACGGCGTGACAGGATATTTTCCGAGCATTCGGTCAAACTCCGCCGACATTTCCGGTTCAGGAATAAACATGGAAAAGTTTTGGATGAAATCGTAGTATTTCTTACGCGTGACATCATTTACATGGTCGGGATAATTTACCGCGACTGTCATCAAGAAGAACCAGTAATTTGGACCCCATACTTTCGCGTCAAGCTTAATCATAGGTTGCTTATAATGAAACGACATAAAAACAACCATAGAACTACGATAAGCGATTTTCAAAAGATGGAAGAAACAGCAGTTACTGCTGAGACTGTTGAATCCGGTAAGCTAAACAATCCTAAATCTACGTTATCATATCTTGAAATAACTCAACTACGAAATAATCGAAGTAAGCACTCGTCGTCGTGTGGAGGCGGAGGCAGTGTAGGGGTGGCGGTGGCATCAATAAACAGTGTAGAATCAAACAAGTATTTCTGTAATAATTGTAACCGCACAAATCACGTGTATAATAATTGCCGCGCACCGATTACAAGTATTGGCGTGATTGCATTTCGTTGTGGCGAAACAGGGCCAGAGTTTCTTATGATACGTCGTCGCGATTCATTTGGGTTCGTCGATTTTGTTCGCGGAAAATATTCTCTTAACGACGAAGCATATATTCAGCGTATTATCGACGAGATGACCATGACCGAAAAAGCGAATTTGTTGCGCTTAACATTCGAACAATTATGGCGTTTATTATGGGGTGAATATACGCGAAGTAGTCAGTATAAAAATGAAGAACATATTTCGTATGAAAAATATAGACAGGTTCTTGGCGGAATACGGACAAAGGATGGTAGGGTAAAGACGCTCCATCAATTTATCGAGGATTCCACCACAAACTGGACGGAAACAGAATGGGGATTTCCGAAAGGCCGACGCAACTATAATGAAAAAGACTTGCCGTGTGCTCTGAGAGAATGCCTCGAAGAGACAGGCTACGACATCTCTAACGATAATGTAATACAAAATATTGCTCCATTCGAAGAAATCTTCATGGGGTCGGATATGAAGTGTTATAAACAGAAATATTTTCTTGCAATGGTGGATTTAGATAAGAAACCGAAAAAGGCACACGATATTATGGAGGTTGGTCTCATGAAATGGATGTCATTTGACGAGTGTATTCAAACGATACGACCTTACAATTTAGAAAAAATTGGTATCATTCGTAAAATCAATAACATATTATCCCGCTATCAGATTTTTTAGTTCTTTTTATTTCGTCTAATTTATATATCATTACATAATAGACATAACTACAACTGAATGGCAGAAGAACAAGAAAATATACCCATAGAAATGACGATAGGTCCATCGGGCCGTCCATCGAGCGGTGATTCGGACCGTCCATCGGTTGCTTCTGTTGCTGCGGCGGCCATGGCTGTCATGCCAGAGGAGGGCGTTTCGAACACTGCAGTGGCAGGGACGGTAGACGGTAAAAAACCGCGCAAGATACGACCAAAAGCTAAAGCCACCACCGCCGCCACTGCAAGCACCAGTCGTTCTGACCCTAAAACCACGATTGCGAATATGAAACGCGAACTCGAAGAAGGACGCAGACGTCTGAAACCGGAAGAACTCAATAACCCATTTAGTAAGGAATTTAACAAGATTCTCCTTAAAAAGGAATTGCTCGAACGAGAGATGACGACGATACATGATATTGGTATTCTACCGATGGACACGGATAGCGACGACGCGGACGGTGAAGGTCTGCGAATTGCCGCTGCTGCCACGAATGGCCTTTACCCGACCCTGAATGACCCAAATTTTAATACCAAAATAGCGTTGCGTAAAGAGTTCTTTGATACAAAGATGGATGTAGATAATGCGAAAAGGGTGGAGGATGAAGCAGATATTTTGTGTAATGCACAAATTGAACTTGCACCCAACCAGCAATTTGTGCGTAATTTTCTTTCCGTGGAGACGCCTTATAATAGTTTACTTTTATACCACGGGCTCGGAACAGGAAAGACATGTTCGGCGATTAGTGTTGCGGAAGAGATGCGGGACTATATGAAACAGATGGGCATTACACAACAGATTATCGTCGTTGCTTCACCGAATGTTCAAGAGAATTTCCGGCTCCAGCTTTTTGATGAACGTGAGCTCCGAGAGATTGAGCCAGGTGTATGGAATATTCGTGCGTGCACCGGTAATAAATTTATCAAAGAAATCAACCCGATGAATATGAAGGGTCTCACGCGTGACAAAATAATAAAACAGATACGGCGTCTCATATCGTCGAGCTATTTGTTTTTCGGTTATAACGAATTCGCAAATTATACACGCACACACGCGTCGAGTATTGGACTTTCGCAGGATGATGCGGTGATACAGGAGGTTCGACGGAAGGCGGCCGCGGGGGCAGCGGCGGTTAAGAAAGGCCGTAAATCAGCCGCTGAACTCGCAAAGGCTGCCGAAATGGAGACACTTGCGATTGAAACTCTCTCGGTGACAAAGCTGCGCAAATTATTCGCAAATACGCTGATTATTATTGATGAAGTTCATAATATTCGCATCACCGATGATAACCGTGATAAGCGTGTGGCGAAGATATTGTTTCAGATTGTTCAGAAGGTGAATAACGTGCGACTGCTCCTTCTCTCGGGAACCCCGATGTATAACAGTTACAAGGAAATCGTATGGCTAATTAACTTGATGAACCTGAATGACCGCCGTGCGACGATTGACATTACAGATGTGTTTGATGACCGCGGTAATTTCCGGCTGGATGCGGATGGTCGAGAGATTGGGAAAGAGTTGCTTGTTCGTAAAGCGACAGGTTATGTTTCATTCGTTCGTGGTGAAAATCCATACACATTTCCTTATCGAGTATATCCGAGAGAACATTCGCCAGAATTCTCGCTTCTTGCTCGACTTAATGGCGATGCGGCGGCGGCGGTAGGTTATCCACGACGACAATTAAATGGACGTTATATCGAACAACCGATAGAACATATGGATGTATATATGACACGCGTGGGCGATATACAAGAAGCAGCGTATCGATTTATAATAAACGACATGAAGGCGATGTATATTTATAAAAAGAACGCGATGGCTCGACGAAAGAAGGTGGCGGCAGCGGCTGCGGCTGCGGCTGCGGCTGCGGATACCGGCAAAGTGAAAGACAAAGGCAAAGTGAAAGGCAAAGTCGTCGCGGCGACAGAAGCAGGTACGGGTGCCAGTGCTACCGACGTAATCGACGAAACCACGTTGGTTGAATCTGCTGATTTTCCTTCATTCGAAAATATGGACACGATTGGTTATGCCGCCGTCCAACGTCCGCTTGAAGCTTTGAATATGGTATATCCTCATCCATCTCTCATTGAATATATTAATAACCCGAACGATGAATTTGATATTACAGCGTGTATCGGGAAAGAGGGTTTGCGTCATATCATGTCATATGAAGAGGTCGGGAATCCACCGATGCGGCAGAATTTTGAATACCGCCCCGAATTTATACGGGGGTTCAAACTACCTCGCGGTGAAACAACTACAAAAACATCGTCTCGTATCTTCGCGCCTGACAATATCGGTCGGTATTCCGCGAAAATAAAAAACATTATGGATAAGGTCATGATAAGCGACGGCATTATTCTTATTTACAGTCAGTATATAGACGGCGGTGTTGTTCCGATTGCTCTCGCATTAGAAGAGCTCGGTTTCATCCGGTATAGCGTCGCCGGCGGAAATTCGTCTTTGTTTCGTAGCAAGCCCGCACAAAACATCGATTCGATTACGATGCTTCCCCAGCGGCAACACCAAGGACAATATCCTGATCAACCATTTCGTCCTGCGCGATATTCGGTCATCACCGGCGACCCCACGATTTCGCCCGATAATTTACATGAACTAAAGGCACTCACAAGCGAAAATAACACAAACGGCGAAAATGTGAAAGTCGTCATTATTTCAGTCGCTGGAAGTGAAGGTCTCGATTTCAAAAACATTCGCCAAGTCCATATATTGGAACCGTGGTATAACATGAATTTGCTTGAACAAATTATCGGTAGAGCGATTCGCAATTGTAGTCATAAGCGTTTACCATTTGCACAAAGAAATGTTGAATTGTATTTATACGGAACCGACCTTTCAAACCCTGATATCGAGGCGATTGACCTTTACCTCTATCGCTTATCTGAATTTAAAGCGATAAAAATCGGCGTTGTATCTCGCTTGTTACGAACCTCTGCAGTGGATTGTTTATTGAATGTTCAACATAATACACAAACCGCCGCACAACTAAATCAAGTTGTTGAGCTGAATCTCTCGTCACGCAAAAAAATCAATTATCAGGTTGGTGCGCGGCCATATTCCGCATTATGCGACTATATGGAACGGTGCGAATACGTTTGTCGCCCGACGTTTTCAAACGGGCGTCCGATTCAAGAACAGAACGATTTATATGGAATGGATGACGACAGAGACAGCGATGATGGCGACCCTCGTGAAGAGGGTGGTCCCGTCGGCCAGAGTGATGTGCGTATTGATACGTTCAATGAAAAATTCATGTCGATGAATATCGATAAAATCATTCACAAAATACGTGATTTGTATAAGGAATCATTTTTTTACAAGAAGACCGGTCGCAACGGAATCATCGCGCATGTAAATGCGATACGTCAATATCCCGTCGCACAAATAAACCTTGCTTTATCACAAATGGTGACGGACCCCAACGAATATGTAAATGATAAATATGGGCGTCTTGGGCGTATCATAAATGTCGGCGACTACTATTTATTTCAACCCATCGAAATAACAGATAAACGTATTAGTATTCATGAACGAAGCACGCCGGTCCCTTATAAGCATGCCGCGATAGAATATCCTCTTACAGAAAATATCACCGAGGATTATTTGGGGATTCTCTCGAAGTCAGGTGTTTCTGCACCGGCTGGGGCGACAGGAGCAAAGGTCGTTCCAAATAAAAAGATTGCGAAAAAAGTAGCGGATATGTCAGAGATGTCGGCCTTGACGGATGTGGCGGCTGCGGCGGCGGCGGAGATGTCAGCGGAAGCGGTTGCAGGCGAAGCCAATGAGCCTGAGCCTGAGACTGAGCCCACTGTCGAACCAGTGCCTGCCCCCGAAACCACGTCAGAAAATACACTTGGAATGTTATTCGACACTTTTGAAACATGCAAGACTGTCATTGAGAAACCGACAAAAGAACAAGACGAATGGTATTATTATTGCGGGAAGGTAATCCGTCAAATCTCTCAGACAGAAGAATTCCAGATCTCCATCGATGAGCTTCATGAACTTATCATCGCGAATTTGGTTGAACACTTGACGTTTGATGAATCCATCGGTATATTGAACCATTTGTATCAAAAAAATAATCGGTCGATGGAGCCATCTGGCGGAAGTGGCGGCGGCCTTGCGATTCAAAATCTCTCGCCATTTGAACGTATGATTCTTCAGTATTATGCCAGACAAGTGATACATCGACCATTGGTGGGGCGAAGGGCTGTCGCTTCATCCGCTGCTGATGCTCCAGAAGACAAAGGTATGCTAATCTTCAATAAAACAAAGAAAGAATTATTTGAACTCGTTGTCCTCCGTTATGAAACACGCGAATGGGTATCTGCTGAACCCGAAGACGAACGTGACTTCTCGCTCCTTTTAGCGAAAGTTCAAACAGAACAAATCCAAAAAATGAATATGATGATCGGATTTATTTCATTATTCAAAATGGAATACTTGGTGTTCAAGGTGAAAGTAATGTCAAAGAAACGCGATAAAGGTGCTCGATGTGACCAATCTGGAAAAACAGACGCAATCACAATCATTAATACTGCTCTGGGATTGAATGTGCTGACCCAAGGCGATGAATACAAACTCACGACTGAAAACACGAAATTTAGAACCCAAAAAGAATTGTGTGTATTTCAAGAGTTTTTATTGCGGACGTTTGACAGGAAGGCTGTCAATGGAAAGAAATGGTTCTTTACACCATGCGAGGCTTTGTTGTGCGATATCGAGAGATTACATATAGAGAAATAAAGTATAGTTGTATATTAGGACAAGGAGATGAATCCGAACGAAAAAAGCACGACTGCTAATGCTATTTCTAGTGCTAGTATTTCAAGATTTGGTAAAGTGATGACGCAACCAACAAGTGCCGTGCCTAAGTTGGGATTATACACTAGGATTTTACTTACACGTAAATTGGAAATCCCATTCCGTATTATCGGACGTAATGTAAAGGATACACTTGAACATATTCTCGCGAGAATCGTGGAAGGAAAATGTATGGCGGAAGGATTCATTCGACCCGGAAGTGTCAAAATACTTACATATTCGAATGGGTTTCTTCATGGAAAAAACGCGGTATTTGAAGTCGTGTATGAGTGTGAATCATGCTCACTCGTTGAAGGCATTGTATTTTCATGTGTGATTAAAAATATCAGCTTGGCGGGGATTCGTGCGACACTTAACGAACCGAAGAGTCCAGTTGTTGTATTTGTTGCCCGCGACCATCATTATGACCGCGTCGATTTTACGCGACTTCAAGAGGAAGAAGAAATACGCGTGAGAGTCATCGGACAAAGATTTGAGATTGGCGATGATGCGATATCTGTTATCGCAGAGTTGGCTTGATAATAGCAACCACTATGACATGTAAATATTTGTTGTATATATATTTGTTGTATATATATATTCGTATATATACAAATGGACCACACATTTACATGCCTTCACTGTAATGAACCATTTGTTGTAGCTCATAACGAATTCAATTGCCGTATCTTGCGGCACGGGGTATTCAAACACAATCTACAGCCCATCAATCCACACAGCTCGAAAGAAGAATGCGACAAATATGTCCGTGACGGTGTGATATTTGGTTGCGGTAGGCCGCTTCAAATCATCGACAGTAGCGGAGGTGGTGGCGGTACGTATCGAGTTATTGTATGTGACTACATATGAATAAAATTGATACAAATATAAACATATAACTAGAAGTGATATAGTCATCGTCATTTTATAAGAATGGCATCTTCGGTAGCAATAGCAGCAGCGGAAGCCGGAATGAAACAACGACCACCAACAAAAACAATACGCCCGAAACCGAAACCCAAGACCCCAAAAATGAAACCCGATGATGAATCTGTCGCCGAAGCCGAGACCATCGTCACCGAGACCATCGTCCCCGACGCCGAGACCGCCGTAGAACAGAAAGAACCAGTATATTGCGACCCAGAACTCTTTGTCAAACGCCAAATTCGACGCACACTCAGCATTCCATTCTATAAAATCGGAAAAGGTGTTGTTATCACACATTTGCTTAGAACTGAACTTGCCAAATTGGTTGAAGGCCGGTGCTCAATTGAAGGCTACATTTGCCCAAATTCAGTTGCGGTTTCATCCTATTCATGCGGCACACTGGCTGGTTCAAGCATACACTTCGATATTATAGCGGATTGCCTTATATGTTATCCAGATGAGAATACTGTCATCAAATGTGTTGCTAAGACGATAACACAAGCTGGGATTCGTGCCGGTGCGAAAGATTTAGAACGAGGTAAAGTGTCTCCAATTGAAGTGTTCCTTTCACGGGATATGCATGCGTCTTCGCGCGAACTATTCTCGCGTATTGAAGAAGATGATATTCTAACCGTGAAAATTATTGGACGTCGATTTGTCCTTTATGACACCCATGTTACCATTATTGCCACATTGTTGTCCGTAGCGGAAACAGCATAAAGTTATATTGTATTGTATTGTATTGTATTGTAAATGTCATCTGGTTCTACTTCTTTTTATTGCGAAAACAAAATGACTGCTGCGATTGCGAGTTTATCCGCGATGAACGAAATTCAAACGATTGCACAACATGTAGAAGCAAAAACGAATTATTTAATGTCTTTGAAAGAAGGTATTGAAAATATGCCAACAGTTCATCAGATTGAGATTTTGCGAATATTACATTCAAAAAACACACAGATTAACGAAAATAAAAATGGTGTGTTTGTGAATATTTCTAGACTGAATAACGATATGTTAAAGGAACTATATGAGTATATGAAATACGTGATTAATCAAGAGAAACATTTGAACGAAATCGAAGAACAGAAGCAAAGTCTAACAAAGGAGTTTTTTGACAAGTAACATAACACGCATAAAGATAAATCAATATAATATGGTAACCCTATGATGACAGGTATTATTCCTTGTCTCTATAATTCTTTTTCATTCACCCCAGCAAATCTGGCAGAAAGTGGAAATATTATATGTTATGACGTAAAAAGTGATGCAAAGGAAGACACGCCAACACAATCACATCATATTGATTGTAATCATGTATTGCCTGAACCTATGTTTATTAAAAAGACACCCGACACGGAATCGTCGGAGTCCGAACATTCGAGCAAAAATGATACCGATACCGATACCGATACTGATACCGATACTGATACCGAGTATTCAGTCCCAGTTATCGAACCTGACATCACTGCCGCTGCTGCCGCTGCCACTATGTCATTTCACCCGACTGATATGAGTAAATACGTATA